CTCGATCAAGGCCTGGGCGCACTTCTCGCCCTCGACAAGGATCACCTGTTCGGCTTTGGCGATGCCGGGCTGGTTGAACAACGGCCTCGGCTCGGGAGGGGCCATCTTGCGCCGCTTGGCATCCCAAGGGCGGAACTCCTTGCGCCCAGGGTTGGGCTCATAGCGATACACGCAGGCGACCAGACTGCCGTCGGCGGCGAGATAGTCCCATTTGGCGATGGCTGGACCCAGCTCATCCACCGGTGCGCTTGCCTTTCGCTTGACGCGTGATATAGCCGGGGCGCGACCCAGCAATTCGCGGGCAAAACCTAGGACGGCGGCGAAATCACGATGGGTATCCCAGTGACGGTGTGCTGCGATGAGCGCAAAGATATCGCCGCCATTGCCCGTGGCGCGGTCGATCCACAGGCCCGCCCGTTCGCCATCCAGTTCGATCTCCAGACTGCGACCGGGGCTGCCCAGCACATCGCCGACGACGAATTTGCCGTGTGTCACCTTGCCCGCCGGGAACAAAGCAAACAGCACGCTCTCCAGCCGTGCCAGCAAGGCCGATCGCAGTTCATCCCGCTCCGCATTTCCGCCGGGCCATGGGACAGCATTGTCCTGATCATTGAAATCAAGCATGGCCACCCCCTTCTGCGGTGTCCGCCTGATCGAGGTAACCCGCCTTGATCGCAATCTCGCGCATGAAGTCGGGCGACAGCCCCACCTGGTCGCACCACAGCTCAAGGCGCCCATCGCGGAAGAACCGTCTGGCTTCTGTGCGCAGATGCTTCGAGGGCGAACACAGGTCAATGAAGGCCTGTCTGATCACGGCCACGACCAATCGTGACTCCGGGCACACGACAACCACATGGCGCAGCAGCAGACGCTCCAGCAGGGATGCGCCGATCAGGGGTTTCTGGCGACGGGTGGTCACCGTCAATGCCTCAATGAGGGGTTGAGAAAGACGAGCACTCATGACTGCACCCCCGACGTATTCACACCCTGCTCACTCCAGCAGCGCCGTGCCCAGGCGCAGTACTTGCATTCGTGGTAGCTGGGCTCATTGGCCACACGCGGCAGCAATTCACCGGCCTCGGTTGCCCGAATCACTTTGACGGCGCGATCCGACATGCGCTGCGCCAGCGCTGCATCAAACGGCACCAGTTCCAGCCAGAGCTCCTGGGTGTCCTTGTTGATGGCGGTGAACAACGCCGGATGAGAGGCGATGCCGGGAATGCTCGGCTCCATGTAGGCCTGGTAGATCGCCATTTGCGCGGCATAGATCGGCTTGGTCACGGCCACGCCCTTCTTGGCGGTGTCGCGCCAGTGCTTGTCATTCATGGTCTTGCACTCCCACAGCATGGGAAACGACAAGCCGAGCTCGACTGGGGCGCCAGCGATCACGCCATCGACATGCCCCTGGATGCGACCACCCGCAACGGAAAAGCCAAATTGCTCGCCGTCCTGCTTGCGGGTGTAAAGGTCGAAGCCGGCCAGGCGCAGCCAGCGGATCGCGAGGTCCTCCATGACATGGCCGACTTCAAATATCCGCAAGGTCCGACCAGACAATTCGGCACCGTCGTCCACCGGTGCATCGACATACTCGTATTGCAGGGCGCGCTCGCAGGCCACGCCCAGGCGGGAGGCGCCGAGATAGTGCCGGCGGGATTGCTGCCTGCGCTCGGCTTGCAGGGCGGCATCCAGCAGCATTGACACCTGCTCGTGAAATTTGGGTTGATGGTTCAGGTCGATCATCAAAATGGAATCCTGTGGTGGTCGCCACCCGTGTCGGCAGTGGCCTTGCGGTTGGCGAGTTGTTCAAAGAAAGTGCGGTCGCGCTCGACCATGCGTTCATGCTCGGCCAGCATGTGAGCCTGATAGGCATCGACTACGACCTCCACCAGGCGCAGGACCTCATCCTTGCCGTAGTCGGCCAAGGGGCGATCCATGCCGATGGAGGCGACGTACTCACCCAAGGGGACGAGCGCAGCACGCATGGCGGCAAGCTCCATGTCGCTGGGATCAATCACGGCGTCCTCCCGGAACTGGGTCAGGCGCGCCATCAGTCTGGAGAAAGCGTTCTGGCAGCGCATGGAGCAGAACACCCACCGGTCGTTGTAGCGACGAGGATCGGAGCGCCGCAAACGCGAGTTGAAATACCCCAGGCCTTTGGCTTCGCGGGAACATACAACGCATCTCACGCTACCTCCCGAAACTCGGCCATCACCGCATCGTTGGCCGCTGTGACCAGACGCCGGATGGCCGCTTTGTTGAACTGGAAGGTCAGCAGCGCCGAAGCCTGATAGCGGGTCAGGCTGAAATCCGCACGCAGCGGCGCAGGCAGGTATCGCAGTTGTCCGGGTGTAGGCGACTCCTGCAGCCAGCGACGAGTCTTGTGGGCTGCGTCGTCGACCTCCTGGTCATTGAGCCAGTCGTTGGCCTGGGCCAGACACACCGTGCGCTCACCGACGCCCAGCAAGCGAGGAGACAGCTTTTCGGCGCCGCCCACTGCGTACCAACGTCCGCTCAGAAAGAACACGCCCGCCCAAGCCTTGAAGCCGGTCGCCAGCAGGGCGCAGTCATCGCCGAAGAGGTCGCACCAGGCAAAGTTGGAGCGTTTGAGCAGATCGATTTCGGTCATCACGAAATCACTGATCTGGTGACGCGCCTCCTCGATCGCCTTGGCAAAGCTGTGACCACAGAGCGGACACTCGCGACTGGCCATGGGCACTTCGGCATCACACTGCGGGCAGCGTTTGGTCGGCGCCTCGCCCTCGCCCGCGAAACCATCCAGATCGACTTCCTGCTCCAGACTGCCGTGCCGCAGGGATGCGGTACCGAAGTCCAGCACCACACAATCCGTCTTGATGACGACGGGATGTTCAGCAGGATCGACCACGCGCAGACCGCGTCCGATCATCTGGATCAGGGTCGATTTGTAGGAACTGGGGCGCAACAGCACGACGCATGAGGTCGGGGTGTAGTCGTACCCTTCCGTGAGCACGGCCACATTCACCAGCACCGTCACCTCTCCGGTTTCATAGGACGCCAAGGTGAACTGCCGTTCGGCAGGGGTCATCTCGCCGTGCACCACCGCGGCCCGAATCCCGGCCGCATTGAAGGCTTGGCAGACGGCATAGGCATGATCCACCGTGGCGGCGAAAGCAATGGTCTTGCGCCGGGCGGCATGCTCCTGCCAGTGTCGAACCACCGCCGCATTGACGGGCGTGGTGTTCATGATCGACGCCACGGCGTTCATGTCGTAGTCGTCGGTCAGCTTGCGCACACCGTCGAGCGCGTCGCGGGTGCCGACGTCGACCACAAAGGTGCGCGGCGGCACCAGGTGGCCGGAACGGATCAATTCACCCAGCCGGATCTGGTCCGCGACGTTGGAGAACACCTCGCGCAGACCCTTGCCGTCCCCGCGATTGGGCGTCGCCGTCACCCCATAGATCAGCGCATGCGGGTTCTTGGCCAGGACCGAGTCGATGACCCGCCGGTAGGTCGTTGCCGCGCAATGGTGAGCCTCGTCGATCACCAACATGTCTAGCGTAGGCATCTGCTCCAGATTGCGCGCCAAGGTTTGCACCATGGCGAAGGTGGCTTGACCCGACCAGGATTTCTGGCGGGCATCGAACACCGAGGTGCTGACGTGCGGATTGACGCGGCCGAACTTGGCTCGGTTTTGCGCCGTCAGTTCGTCCCGGTGCGCCAGGATGCAGGCCTTGGCGTCCGGATGTTGAAGAAACTCCCCGGCGGTGCCGGACAGGCAGATCGTCTTGCCTGCACCGGTCGGTGCCACGCCGAGGGTGTTGCCATGGGCTTTCAGGGCCGTGACGCAGCGGGTGACGAATTCCCGCTGCCGTGGACGCAACATCATCGCCATCCCTCCTTATTGCGCCCAGGCAGGACGGGTGGGAATGACAGGCGACGGTGACGCAGGGGGAGTTCCAGCGATTAGAGTCGAGGGCGCGTGCACAGGGGGGCGCATAGGCTGCCCCATCAGCGCGGCATACTCCTTGTGATCCGGCTGAATGGCGACCTTGATGACGTTCTTGTCGTCGCCGTTCTGATCCTTCTCGACATCGATGCGGGCGACGAACTCCACGCCATCCAGATCGGCAAACCCCTTGATACGGCGCGCGCTTTGCGCCTGCGGCGAGTTGTCGGCCGGATGGATGCCGCGTGCCGAGTTCAGGATGGCGCGCAGGAAACTGCGCCCGATGTTGGCCCACTCCGGCCCCTTCGGGCTGTACAGGCCAATCAGACCGAACACCACCCGTTTGGCAAAGGGGCCCTCCAGAATCGTGAACTTGGCATTGAGGTAAATCGCGCCGGTCTTGTCGGAACGGGTCGCGTAACCGCCCGTCCACCCCTGGCTCGGATCGTCGTACCCGCCCGGGCGAATGGTCATGATGACCTTGGCCAGGGTCTTGGGTGGAATCAGGGCGTATTCGCGCTGGTCATCGGCATCGTTGAAGTCATTCCAGGTGGCGTTGTGGTTGTAGCTGTTCATGTAAGTACTCCTTCCTATTGCGCGCGCGGCGCGGTGATCTTGGAAATGAGGCGGCCCAGATGCGGCTCCTCGACGACTTCCAGTCGTCCGGAACGGTCTTTGGCGGGATAGCCCCAGGGATTGATGTGCTGGCAGACGAAGGCTCGATAAGGGGTGCCGTCGTCCGACTTGAGCACCACCATCGAGATGACCTGATCGACAATGCCGGGCAGTTCCAGCGCGGCTTTTGAGCCCTCGATCTGCGGGCTGAACACCTTGCGGTTGAAGTCGTCGAGCTTCTCGTCGAGAATCCCGACCAGCCAGATGTCCTTGTCACGGACATGCTGCAACTGGGTGAGCCACCCGACCAGTTCGCTGGCGTGCAAACCATAGGCGCCACGCGTGTCGGGCTTGCCGGTTTTTTCGGAGAAGGCCTGCGGCTGGCCCTTGCACCACTGCAGGCACAGACGCCCGGCGACCGTGATCGAGTCCACGAAGATCAGCGCGTACTTGGCCAGCATGGCAGGGTCGCCGTACTGGGCACACACTTGGTCGTAATGCGCCTGGCTGTAAGGCTGGTCGTCACGCAACGCCGGATTGGGGCCGCCGATGTAGCAGGCCAGATCGCGGCATTCCTGCCAGGTGCGCGGGCGCACGCTGTCGCCGGGCCAGTCCAGTACCGCCAGGTCGCCGGCTTCCAGATCGATGAACAGGGTGCGGGCCGCATCCGCGGTTTTGAGGAGCGTGGTTTTGCCCACACCCGAGGGCCCAAGGATGACGCCCTTGGAGCCACGCTTTTCTGCCAAGCGCTGCTCGGCGGTGATGAAGGGAAAGCTCATGTCAGACCTCCCCACCAAAGATCTCGGTGACCTTGTCCGTGCCGAGCGCCCCTCGGGCGCGCGCCAGGTCATGCAGACGGCGTAGGGAATGCAACTGGCAGGAGATTTCGGAAGAGCGGGCTTCCAGTCCCTGGATGGCAAAGGCCAGGTCATCGACCGACGCCTGGTCGAGGGGAAGGCGGTCGATGCCAGGCTGCCCGGCATGGCCCGGGACACGAATGGTTTCCGGCAGGTCGGACAAGGAGAGGGTTTTATTGCGCAGGGATTCGATCAGATTTTTGAACATGGCGATTACTCCGAAAGCAGGGCGAGACGGAAGCTGGGCTTGCCCACCTTCACGGTTCGCGCGGGAATGAATTGCTCGCGCAGGGCGGTCGCCCAGGCGTTGAACTTGGTTTCCGAAACGCGGTAGCTGACGTCGATGAATTCGCGAGGGTTGTCGCCATTGGCGGCAATGCGTGCGTCCAAACTGGCCAGCAGCGCCTGATCCCACTCGACTTTCTTGGGTAGGTCGGCCGTGATGCGCACTTCGCCATCGTCGAAATGCACGACGCCACTGTCTTTGCCAGCAACCATGCGTAGGTGCTTGGCGCGCTCCGCATACTTGAGGTTGAGGGCGTGCTCGATGTGATCGACTTGCGCCTTCGCGGTGGCGAGACAGTCGGCGGCCAGCGTCTTCAGATGGAACAGACTGCGGGCATCGAATGCGGCCAACTCGGTGGCCGGGATGGACAGCACATCCTCGTGTTGTGGGGGCAGATGGCGTGGGCTCATGCCACACCTCCTGCGACCACACGCGACGATGTGCTGCTGTGCAGACTCTTCGCCTCGTACTCTTCGATGTCCTCGACGCGGTAGAGGACGCGGCCCTGCAATTTCAGATACACCGGCCCGATCCCGGCGGATCGCCAACGCTCCAGCGTGGCCTCTGCGACATTCCAGCGCTCAGCCAGTTGGCGCTGATTCAGGTGTTTGACACTCACGTTGATCTCCTTTCAGGTGATTGCGAAAACGTGAGTGCAGTTTGGGATTCAGGGGGTGGGCAAACCGGTAGGCAAGGTGGACAGAATGGGTGGGCAGATCAGGCAATTGCTGCTTGCGCGGGCGTTTGGGTGGAAAATTTCACCTGCCGCGGGTGCAGTCAAACCGATGAGGGGAGTGTGCGCTGAGGACTTGGCGCCGCCGTGATCGTGCAAGCGATCAGAACCCAAACAACCGTCGCTGCTCATCCCAGCCGATAGGAACCTCCTCCTGCCGCCCCCGGATGGCATGGAGGTTGAGGTGGCGCGGCTGCCGGCCATCCAGAATGGCCTGCACGATGTCCGGTGCCAGCCGTGTCAGCCGCAACACCTCGGCGACCCAGCCGGGCTCAAGCTTCAGTTGCCGCGCCAGTTCCGTGGCATTGGCAACCTCGCCGCTGTCGAGCAGCTTTTGCCAGTAAAAGGCCTTGCCGATCGTGCGGATCATGGGTAGGTCAAAGGATGAACGGACTTTCGCATCCTCCTGACCAGGGGGGGCAATCAGCAGTTTGCGCGTGTGCCTGCGCTTGATGGTCAAGGGGACGAAGGTGACAGCGCGGCCCTGGCTCTGGTATTCCCGAGAAGGCCCCGCAATCGACACCTCGACCTTGCGGCGTTGCCGGGTTTTCTGGGTCATGCCAGCACCTCCTCCGGGCCATGTTGCCCCGAGGCTGCCGCCTCCTTTTGTTCTGACACGAAGGGATGCTCGGCCAGTTCACGTCGGAACTTCTGCCACCCATCTTCCCGCCAGACGATGTCAAGACCATTCGGGTGCAGTTGCACACGCTCGATCAGCAGACGCATGATGCGGTGCTGCTCCACCGGGAACATCTGCCCCCAGATGTCACCGATGCGGCGCATGGCCACGACGATCGTCGCCTCATCCAGATCGGATGCATCCTGAATCGCCAGCACCTCGCGCCACACACCGATGATCATCTCGGGCTCTTGCAGTACGCGCAGGACCTGCATCAGCACGGCCGACTCGATTTCGGCAGCCGGCATGGGGCCCATGCTGCGCTGTCCGGGGATGCGTGAGGCACCGGCCGTCTGGCGTTTCTCCAGATAAGGGACGTAGTAGTGGTAGCGCTTGCCGTTCTTCTTCTGCGTGTAAGTCGGCAACATACGTTGGCCGTCGGGTGCATAGAGGAGCCCCGCCAGTAGCGCTGGGTTCTCGTTGTACCGGTCACGGGTCGTGCTGCGTTTGCGTTGCGCAATGATGGCGTCAACCGCTTCCCATTGCGCGGCCGTGATGATGGCCTGGTGTTGACCCTTGAAGACCTCGCCCTTATTGGTGATCTCGCCAAGATACAGACGGTTGCGCAGCAGCTTGAACAGGTACTGCTGATCGATGATGCGGCCGTGGTGGAACTTTCCGGTCTGGGTCTCCCAGGACTTGGTGGTGTGCCCTTCCACCTGGAGTTCGCGCACCAAGCGCGCGGCCGATCCGTGCTCGGCGTAGCGCATGAAAATGTCACGCACCAGTGCCGCTTCCCTTTCGTTGACGACGAGTTTGCGATCCTTGACGTCGTAGCCCAAGGGCGGCACGCCGCCCATCCACATGCCCTTCTTCTTGCTGGCGGCGATCTTGTCCCGAATCCTCTCGCCGGTCACCTCGCGTTCGAAC